GGGTGCCATAAAGCACCCCTGCATGGTTCTCGAAGAGGGGAAATAATCCCCGATTCGGATCCAGCCCTCAACTACTGACGGAATTTCAGCATGACACAACGCGACAGAACCAACTTTACCACCATTAACGGTGGGACAAGGTGGCAGTCTGGTGCACCTATTGCTCCAGTTCAAATCACCAATTGGTCAGGCACTTGCACGGACTTCGTTGCTCCGGGCGATTGTCTGCCATTGAATGTTGCGACCTGGAAAGCAGAAGGTGGGATCATCAACCATCCGCTCGATGCTGCTGGCACAGGATTTTCATCCTATGTCTGCGACATGTTGCGGTCTACGGCTGCTGGTCCTCATTTGCTGAATGTAACCGGAGTCCCTTCTGATATCTCTGCTGCCACTACTGCGGCTGCAAGGACAAATCCATCGCGTCCATATGTGGACATCCCGGTGGATTTACTTCAGATAGGTGAGCTGTTACAGCTTATCCAGCGTCAGGGTTATTCCCTGATTAAGGAGGCTGCCAGGGAGAATCTGCGTTTTCAATTTGGGATTTATCCCACAGTTGACGACGTGATTCGCCTAATTGCAAGATTTCACGATCAAGTCGATAGACGAGTTCGTGATGTCCAGCGATTACAAACCAATAAGGGTTTCCGGAAGACGGTCACGGTTGGCGAGTCTTCTTTTGCGGGCGATGTCCTTTGGACACAGCAAAGTGTGGGGAGTCTCCTCTCCACACGCGCAAGAGGTATGACAGTATTTACTAAGAAGGTACACTGCAGGTGGTATCCCACAGCAGACCTATCTAAGTTATATACGCCAAACGAGATGAGAAGGTTGATCCAGAGAGCGGTCTTAGGTGCCACTATCGACATGTCGACAGTTTGGCAAATAATTCCGTGGTCTTGGCTCATCGACTGGTGTAGTACCCTTGGAGACTATCTTAAATCTCAAAGGAATATTATTCCAGCCCAGCTCACACAATGTGTTGTGATGCTGCATACTCGCACCGCATGGTCTGCTCCTGGTTTATCGAGAATACAAAATGGAACTCCAATTACTTTGGAGCCCATCTTGATTACTCGGCAGCAGAAACAGCGTACATCGGTGTCTCCGTCCGTCAGTGCCCAGTTCCCATTTCTCAGTGGGAACCAAGTGGGTATCTTGGCCTCGTTGTTCGCAGCGAAGGCAAGAATGCCTTCGTCAATAAAAGCGTTACAACGAGAGCTAAGATAAAGGAGAATAAGCATGTTCACGGACCCTCAAAGCGTAACGGTGAATGCCGTTGCGAGGTCTCTGATCAGAATCAACCAAGACGCCTACTCCTCGGAGTGGCTTCTTCGGACGAATCTGGATGAGTTTCGCATGTTCATTCGGAACACGACTCGCACCGATAAGACTCGTGGAGTGGCGATTGATCGCCACAACATCGAGCTTCGGTGGACCGTGTTTCCCGTCGCCCCCGCTACGAGGTCCTACGTTCGTAGGACCACTGTGACGGTTGAGAACGAGCAGGGTGATACCCTGACCGATCCGGTCGGCGTGGCTGTCGGACTGTGTAACTACCTGAGCGCAAGCTCGGGCGGAAACATCACGAAGATGGTCAACTTCGAAAGCTAAATAAGCCGGCGAAGTTCCGTTACAGCCCCTTGAGAAAGGGCTGAATCTACGAGTGTCCGTGGCTTGGATACCATTTCCGAAAGGAATAGGCATGAAAAGCCAGGTTAATGCTCTTCTCCATGTCATGAGCGGGGTCTTTTCTGACCTCCGCTTAGCATGCCCGTCGTTGAGGGGGTTGGAGCTCGATTTCGAGACCCTGACCCTACTCAGTCGTTCACGAGGTCTTGGGTTTTACACCCTCGATCTCCCAAATCTCGACTCCCTCCTTCTGGAGGGATTAGAGACTGGACGTCTGCCTCTATCGGGACCACTCTCTCGAGCGGTTTCGACGAGGACCAAGGTGCCGAGATTTCTCTCGGGACTATGGTTACGTGTGTTCGATAATAACGGATGCCTGTTAGATGGAGTCGATTCTTTAGCCATCAAATTCTTAAGACAAATTTCTTGTCTTGGGAAGAAGATAGCCACGGAATGCTCTAACAGTCGCGTTCAAGCGACCATTGGAGAGTACCATGGAATCGAACGACAACTCAGATCCCCCTCTGTTGAGTGGGATTCCGACGACGTCGACTTCGAGAACGGGGCAGACGATCGCCATCTTGGCGAGTCTACTGCCTACTCTCATACCGCTTATCCGCTCGCTCTTTTCTCGCAAGGCGAAAGCCCCGAAGAAAGATTAAAGCGGAGACGCGAAAATGAGCGTCTCGAATATCTCCTCGACCGAGTTCAGCAAGTTGCTGATCTGGTCGCTGATGCTCTTGGTCATTTTGACGCGCTCGATCTTTCAGGATCGAGAGAGTCGAGTGGCCTTGGCTCAGGTCTTAGACATGGTCCTGGAGCTGTTGCGGAGGGTTTGGATCAGCATGAGAAATCGTGCTTTCCAAATTGGCCGCATAAGCTTGACAATTATTTCCCGTACGAGTTCGTTGGTAAAACAGCTAACTCGGACGCGGAGAGACCACTAAATCATGAAGTGGCTTCTCGC